CCCCGAAGTACTGCGTGTTTAACAAAGTCGAACCAGTCAAAGGAGACTGCTCGTAAATGCTTAGTGTCGCACCCCGATACGCTTCGAATGCGGTCGTAATTAAATTACCCGTCTTGGCTTGTACTTCTGCGTCTAACAAAGGCAAATTGGCTTGTAACACCGTTTCCAAATTCATATTGACGCAAGTACCTAAGAGTGTTCCGACCGTGCCTGCGTATTCCTGCTCGACGGTTCTGAACTTGGCTTCAACTCCCGTTAGTGTTAAGTCTTGGTCGTCGTAGTTAATTAGTTGTATCGGCTCGGTTATCCAAGACCTGCTCTGTCTGTCTAATGCCGAGGTCGTTATGAATATGAATCGGTAATTATTGGAAATGTCCTCTACGCCCGTCAAATCCTGCCTTAGGTTTGCCACATCAAACTCGGCATAAAAGTCATTGCCACTTATGAGAGTTGGAGGTGTTACGGGCGTAATAAAATTACCTGCCACCAAGTTGGTCAAGTCGGCTTGGTCGTACTCGTAGTTCTCGTAATAATCTAATTGGTTATTTTGCGAATCGTTGCGAATCAGATACACCCACATATCGGTTGGGGGTGTGCCGGTCACATTGTTATCGGCAAATTGAAAGTCAACGCTTATCTTAGTTTGGCGAATGGTGGAAAGATATTGTGATGGCTGACCCGTTGCAGTGTATAAGTAGGTTTTAATGACATTGAAAACAACGGCATTTGAGCCAACTCCTTCTTTCTCGAATGGGAACTTGCCACGAATTGAAAAGATATCATCTTGATAAACCGAACCGATTGAACGATACACAACAAACGCCCAACTCATATACTTCAAGTTGCGGTATATCGAGTTCTCGCTTTGGTTGTTTAACTCAACTTCATTCCGTGTGGAGTTGGCTAATAATATCCGATGATTGGCAAGTGGGAAGTTGCTCGGTGGGTTCAGGCTGTCCTCGGGTAGATTAAACTCAACCCGATAAATTACTTGCGAGCCGTTGCCTGATACCGTTGCATAGACATAGGGCGTGTCTTGGCTGTTCTCTTCGCTTGGTTGCTGTCCGTACCATTCCATAGCGTAGATACCATCCACGCTTGGGTCTTGTCCTTCTCCTGCTGGCTGTAAACATAGTCGGGTCTTCCAACCCGCTACGGGATAATTCTGATACGACCAATCGACTATCTGAGCGAATAGCCACTGGCTAAGAAATAACTCATCGCCTGCGACAAGTGGCTGTGCGAATTGAAGTGTGCGTTGCAAATAAACCGCTTGGGCAAATGCGTAGTTATCGGTTGTGTCGCACTCGGCATTGAATGTCCTTGATTCGAGTACGACCGAGTTGTTCAGGTCGGCAAATGTCCAAGATAGTGGCTGAATGTCGCAATATACCTCGTTCCAGTTCAGGTTGATTGAACTCTTTCTGTTGTTGAAATCAACCTCGATAAAGCAGTTACCAACGCCCGGATAACCATTGCCATTGAATGTGCCTGTTATCGTGATACATTCGCAAGCCGATAGCGTAAATGTAGTCGGTGTAAATGTGAACGCCTCGCACCCACAAATACGAAGCGTGCCAGTATGCGTGCCTCCGTCATAGTTACATAGCCTTAATTCGACCGTGTCGCCATCGCATAGGTTGCCGAAGTTTATGTTCCAGTTGCGGTCAATGCCGACAGTGATAGTTTGATTATTTGCCATAATTAAAATTCACAAGTAAATTGAATAGTTCTTTCGCCAAGATTAGCATTGATTTGATTGATTCGGGCGTTAACAATCGCCCCGTATGGTGTGCGTAGTCTGACGGTTCTGTTTACATCTAGTTGCTGTACGAGTTGGCAGTTGGCTCTGACGGTCAATTCAGCATTCCAGAATCGGAATGGATTAATGTTTGGGTCGTCAATGCGGTGGAATTTATCGTATAAATCTGACTGCCCTGAATTAACCATTGCAGGCATATTCTGAACGCCGTTGTATATTTTAATCGTGGCGTCCGTATAACTCTGCCCGTCCCAAATTAACATCTTTGGATTTGACGCAGTGCCTTTCGCCATAAGCAAGGCACGGGAGTATTGTGCGAAGTTGCCCAAGAATAAAAAATTAGCAAGTGGCAATGTGCTATAAAATGTTAATATATCCGCCTCGACACCATCGTTACGATAACGGCTTGGGGAGTAAGATAATTGCTTCTTGTTTGCCCCTTCCCAATTCGGATTTGAGCCGTAATCGAAATAAACCGTATATCTATTCCTATCCTCGTTGCCTACATCGTCCAGAGCGTCCATTGTTGCTTCAACTTTGATTGATGAGAATAACTTGCCCTCGTTGTAGGTGAAGCAAACGCCCTCTAATATATCGCCCGTTTCTTGGTTTATCGAAGCGTCATAAATAACAGGTTGGTTCAGAAAGTAATCTTTACGCTCAAAGTATAATTGGTTCTGACTAATCCACCAACGGGCGTTGAAATCTTTCGCAATCATATCAAGCCAAGCGGACATCGTGGCGGTCGGTCTGTTCTCGCTAATATATCCAACTGCGGAACGACTGCCTGCATCGGCTGGGGCGTTGAAGTATAAGGCGTTGTAGTATTCGCTGTTTGGGTCGTTTAGGATTGATGAGTTGAATTGGTTGATTCCGCATATCTGACAAGCATTTTCGACATATTGCCGATATAACGGGGTAGGATGTTTACGACCGCACCCGATGAAGTTCTCAATAATCCTATCAACAAATTTTTTTGCCTCCTGAACAATAAATAAAGGGTCTTGTATAGTCTGGTCGCAGAAAGGCGGAGTAATATTAACGGGGTTGCCGGGAAGTAGTGAGTTAATTATATTTTCTATTCCTCGTAAAGCCGAGCATATTAAAAATAAATTGATAATAATTACTGCAATAACAGGAATGATGAATCCGATAAAAGTAATTCCAATATAAAGGTTAAAAAAAACGATACTGAGCAGCACCGCCATCAACCAGTTCGGGCGTAACTCGTTACAATATACAACGAGGGGGAATCGTGGATTTGCATTAGTCTGACCTGTTATCGGGTCGGTGTATGGATAATTGAAATACCCATTCCGATTCGAACTTATCTCATTTTTATTCAAACACTGATAAATCAACTCGTCTGGGTCTTGTCGGGTCAATCGTGCCGTTACGAAGCAATCTCCCGTACAAAAGTCCACCATATCGCCACGAATGATAAGGTCTCGATATACGGGGGCATTACAGCAGTCATCCCATACCTCGACATTAGCAGATTGATTCAACCCGTTTGGGTTGGCTACCATCAAGGGGTAAATTATGTTAAACGCATCATCGTAGAACTTCAACTGATTCGTATAACTCTTTTGCGTCCGACCAGTTTCGGAATCCCTCGAATAATTCAGCGTGAAGTCCTCGAGTCCCTCAATCCTGCCCGTTATCGGTTGTCCGTTTATCTTGACCTGTAACATATCAGCCTATCCTCCTCCTAAGTCTGCGTATCTCTGTTTGGCTTCGCTCGGTTATTACCGCAATGCCTCGGTCGTTAATTGCAACATTCGTATGCGGAATGTGTTTGGCTATTGCTTTCCCTATTACATCAGGGTCGATGCTTTGTTGCGTGCCTGTTCGCCTCATTCCTGAGGTAGCCAACTCTGCTAAGAATCCAGCCTCTTTGTCGCTAATCTTTTTGTCTTGAGCCAAATCAAGTAAAGCAGAATAACCCGGTTGCATATTGATATCAGCCGGTACGACACGCTCGTCTGGAGTTAGGATAGCGTGAACAGAATCACGACCACGCACCGCACCTCGCATCATTGGGACTCGTTTCGTTCCTTTGTTGTACGGAAGAGGCTGGGCGAGGACAATACCGGCTTGGATTGCACCTGAGGCGATGATGAAAGGCGATATTGCCCCGAATGATGCTATGTTGGTCGGGTTGGTCAATGCTATCGCTGTGTTAATCGCAATCTGAGCAATCGCAGCGATTCGGTCTGCAATGGCTTGCTTTCGTTTAATCGCTCTCATCTGTTGGTCGTACTGCTCTTCACTAATCAATCCTGCCTGCCGTTGCTTCTCGACCATATCCCTCTCCCCGTCTATCTCCCTTTGCTTATACGCTAATATAGTATTGGTAACGCCCTCCGCTGTTTCGCCTGCTAATTTAGTTATTTGTTGTTTTTGTATTTTCTTTTTATCGACATCGCTTATGGCAATATTTTTTTCAACATCGCCAACATCCATCCCGTACTTTTTGCGTAGGGCAAGCAAGTCTTGTAGGTATTGTTCCTCTTTAATTTTGCCCATCCGATGCTTGAGGTCTAATTCAGATAATTCATTTGCAAACGCTTTTCCCTGCTCGGTTTCAAATATCCCCTGCCACTTGCGCATTTCTTTTAATTGGGTCTCTTTGTCCTTCGCATCTGCCTGTCTTTGTCTTGCTTTGCGTTGGAAATATGTTTCATCTCCCATTGTTGGCGCACCAACAAAGTTTGGGTCTTGAACTGGTTTTTCAAAATCAACCGTGAAAATATCTTTCAAGGCTTTTTCCATTTCCCGCTTTAATTTTATTCTTTCAAGGCGTTCCCGTTCAATTGCCTTTATCTGAGCGTCGGTAAGTTGAGTCGCCTTTTTCTTTGCCTCCCCCTCTGTTTCCAACACTTGTAATTCGGATTTGATGGCATCCGTATAAACTTGTTGCTTTTGCGTCAATTCAAATAAATCAAACATCCTGCGTCTGTTTGAATACAATTCGCCACCGCCTCTGTCTATTACCTTGCGTAGATTATACCTTTCAACTAACAATTTGTTTTCCGCTTTTTGAGAAGCCTCCAACATTTTATTCAACGCTTCTTTCTTCTGGTCGGTCGTTAGTTGTTTCTCATCGAGTTTTTGATTTATATCCTTTATGACCGCCTGAGCCTGTAATGTCTGCTCGGTTTTTTTGCCTGCTAAATAGGTTTCAGTCGTTCCGTTTTTTAAAACCTGAACGCCCCTATCAACTGCATTGATTAATCCGGTCACAGCATTTACAGCACCGCCTATTGGTGCTGATTCGCCTAAGTTCAGCATGAAGTTATCCCATGCGTTGCTTAGTCGGTTTAGACTACCTTGCAAACCCTCGGCTAATTTTTCTGCATCACCTCCAAACGCCTTTTCCATTTCGGATGCAAATTTTGGCAACACCTCGTCAGCCATCAACTGACCTGATGCCATCATCTTGTCAAGTTCCTGAGTTGTTACGCCTAAGGATTTTGCCATTATGCCCATAGCGGATGGTAATGCCTCCCCAAGTTGTCCCCTCAATTCTTCCGCACTGATTTTGCCCTTACCAATCATCTGGGTCAACGCTGTCATGGCTCTGCCTGCTACCTCAGCATTTGCCCCAGACCCTGCAATAGCGATTGACATGGATTTGAATATCTTATCCGCTTTGGCAACTTCCATTCCAGACGCTTTCGCAGCACCGACAAACTTTGTGTATTCTTCTGCCAACCCCTTAAACTCCATTCCGAGTTTATTCGCCAACAAACGCAAATCATCCATTGCTTTCTGACCCTCAACAGCACCGCCTGCAATCGAGTTAAGGCGAATCTGAATGCTTTCGAATTGCTTGGTGACATTCATTACCTCTTTACCAAATGCAATCAATTTATCGACCGCAAATGCCCCAGCCAACATGCCTCCGATTTTACCCAACGCATCATCCAACCCTGATACTTCCTTCTTGGTCTTGTCGGTAGCGTTGCCGAGTTTGTTCATCCCGTCCACTGCTGGCTGAGTGTCGGCAACAACTCTGAATATTATATTTTGAGCCATATCAATTCGATTTTATCCTTTGTATGGCGATTCGCCTAATGACCGGGCGGTCAGGGCAAAGATACGAAAAAATCGGGTTAAATTAATTTCAGCGGGTCAATCCGTCTGCCTTTTTTATTTATGAAATACAGCACCTTCCCGTTTTCATCCACAACAGGTCGTATCGTGCCTCTCCTTAATTTGCGTCCTATGCCCATATCAATCCTTTACAGATTCCCGTAATGCAATTCCACAAATGACGCCAATTAAAAAGACCAGAACTATCATACTTTGACGCTTTTTTGTTTCAGGTGCAGTTCGTATTTCCATGCGTTCACGGTCGAAGCGTACTCCTCGATTCCCATCTTTTCGAGCATTTTAATTTCGGTTAGCGACCCGTTGCAAAGCATTCGGTGCATTAGATTTACCTCGGTCACGAAAGTGCTGAATTCGTCAGCCCAGTTTCGGATAAGGGAAAGATACTCTGACTTAGGTCGCTCGACTCCGTCAAAGTCCTTTGAAGGATAAGCGAACGGATA